CCGATGCATTTTAATTGCAGGTCTGTTTTAGTACCGATTACTATATTTGAAGACTTCGAGCCAGACGAGAAAGTAGGCAGTAAGGATATTGATAAGTTTATTGACGATAACAAGGGCGCGGGGTTTTCAACAAGATGAACAAAGAGTTAATGGATTACTTTATAGCTAAAACAGACGAGCGATTTAAACTAATTGAAACTAAGCTAGATACTATTATTAAATTTAAGTATCAAGTAATAGGTGGTAGCGTTTTAGTTAGTATTATCTTGACCGCTTCATTTCAATTACTTCTACATTGGACTAATAAATAATGGCTAATCCGTTTAAATTTATAAAAGCCTTTACTACTAAAAAAACAGGTACTCATATAGAGGACTATATTACTTCTACTAATAGTGACGACGGATTAAAGCGCGGGCTTGATTTTAACCCAGTAGCGGCTAAGGCTTATCTAATGGAGGTTAGTAAAGGCAACGTAACTGGCCAACAAATAATAAATAAATTCGGCGGTAACGATGCCGTTGGAACTAACTTTGTTCCGGTATGTTCTGGTAGCGTATATCAGACCCCAAATACATTAACGGCGCTTGAATTAGTTAGTACAAGTAATGACGACACTGCAACCGGATCGGGCGCTAGGGTTGTAAGGCTATCAGGGTTAAATAATATCAACGGCGTATGGACTGAGGATATACAAGACGTAACACTTACCGGCACAACCCCAGTAAGTGTTCCAAATTCGTTATATAGAAATTATAAAATGAGAGTACTTGAGAGTGGTACTTATGCCACAGCAGTAGCGCCAACTCATAACTCAACAATAACACTAAGCCAGGTTGCGACAACTACAGCCTGGTCGGTTATAAATACAGAGGGCGGCTTTGGCTTATCGTCTAGCGAGATCGGTGTTTTTTCTATACCGAAAGGACAGACGGGCTATCTAATATCATTACATCTAGACGTTGAGGCTTCAAAGTCCGTTGATGTAATCGGTTTCGTTCGCGAGGGCACCGACATTGTAACTGCGCCGTATTCACCAATGACAGCATTTTTTATAAAGCGTAGTATTGACGGTGAGCATGCTGCAGGTGACGGCCATGCTTTACAGAAAATAGTAGGCCCCGCAGACATTGGTTTTATGGCGCGGGTATCTCAAGGAACTGCAAAAGTAGAAGTTGAATTTGATTTATTATGTATAGCGGATTAACAAAGGAATTATAAAATGGATTTTTTAATAGAAACTAACGAAAACATATTACGAAACGTGCATCATTCAGATAAATTTGTAGCTGATAGCTTTGAAGAGGTTTTTATGGGCGTTGGATTATCGTTTATTGTAGGTAAGCCTATTGATACCGTATTAATTCAGCAATTAATTAATCCAGAGAAAGTAATGGTCCAGGCCGTTAAATTTATGAAGCCTGAATGGACGTTAGAGTCAGCGCTTGACTGGCTTCGGGAGAATCAAAAGGATTTTACTCATTACCAGAGCACTAAAAAAATGTTTAAGTCTGATTTAAAAGAAATCAAGGGTGTTGAGATATTTAGCGCCGGTACTTGGAACGGTGACACGTTTACAACTAAAGACCTGGATAACATGGTCCAGGCTTTTAAGGATACGGCTAAAACCGTCAGACCTTTTTTAAAGCTCGGCCATAGTGACGAGCAGAAATTACTTGAGGCTGAGGGATTACCTGCCGCGGGTTGGATCGGTAATATATATAGAAAGGGCGAAAAACTAATCGCTGATTTTATAGACATACCGACTAAAATATTTGAGCTAATAGAAAATAAGTCATATAGAAACGTATCTAGTGAAATTTACTTTGATATTTCAATAAAGGACCAAAAATATAGCAGGCTATTATCAGCCGTTGCATTACTAGGTGCTGAGACACCGGCTGTAATGAATTTATCAGATATATTAGACCGGTTTGGACTAAAGGACTATGCATCATTAAAAACATTTGCAGAAAAGCAAAAAGACGTTACCATAAAGACTTATTCAATTGAAAATAAAGTTAAAAACAAACAAGGGGAACCCATTATGTCAAAAACAGAACAGGAAATCGCATTAGAGCTTAAGCTTGAAGCGCTTCAAACTCAATTAGACGAGACCACTGTTAACAGTGAACAATTTAAAACTGATCTTGAAGCAAAAACAACTGAATTAGAAAAATCTAATACAGACAAAGATGCCGCTTTAAAGCAGGTGTTTGAAACAGAGAAAGCGAAAAAAGAAATCGAGCTTGAAAAACAAGTTGATACATTAGTTAACGAAAAGTTAATTTCTAAATCAATGAAGCCTTATGCATTAGCTTTACTTAAAAATGAAGTTGACGAAAAGACTAAAAAGTACAGCTTTAAAAAAGCCGACAAGGACGAAAAGCCAGTTGAGCTAGATCGCTTTGAATTAATAAAAGAATTTACAACATTAGCTAAAACAATCTCAGATGTTAACTTCGACGAAAGTTCAGATGAGGGCGAAAAGGTAATTAGTAACGAAGATGCCGTTGAGAAATACTCTATTGATAATAAAGTATCATACTCAGAAGCATACAGAATGGTTAACGAAGGTAAGCTAAAAATGGCTAAACCTAACGTAACTGAAATTTAATTTTAACAAATAACAAGGGAGTATATTATGAGTTTTAAAGCACAGAGCTTTAAAGTAGCTACTACTCTCGCCGCGCAAAGGATTGTTTCGGTAAGTGCCGCTAATACAGTTGGTTATCCTGCAAGCAATCAAGCTTTGCCTATTGGAATTACGATTGATACTGTCAAAGACACTAATCAACATATTCCAGTTGCAATGCCTGGTGAGATTACTAAATTATTTTTTAACGATACCGTTTCGGCTGCAGGATTAGTTAGTTCTGATTCAGCTGGCAGAGGTGTACCATTTACTTTGGCAAACACTACAACCGGTTTAACTTTGGCTAGCGCATATGTCGGGATTCTTGTCGACGCCGCAGTAGCCGCAACCGCGACAGTTGCAAATGTTTTAATTGCACCTGGCTTTGATAGGGAGTAGACTATGCCTAACGTATCAACAATTCATGTGGATAGACCACTAAGTAATGTTTCTATTAAATATAGAAATGAGAATTTTATCGCTATGGAAGTGTTTCCAGAAATTAGCGTTAAAAAAGACAGTGATAAATACTATATTTATGACCGTGATTTCAGATTACCTGAAACAGCACGCGCTAATAAAGCAGAGTCTAGACAACATAGTTATCAACTATCAACATCTAGTTACGTTTTAGAAGAGCATGCGCTTCATGATTATATTTCTGACAGAGATGCGGAAAATTATGATCTAGGCGGTATGAGAGCTGATGTGACTGAGGAATTAACTGACAAAATTCTATTAAGATTAGAAAAATCAGTTGCCGACCTTTTCACTTCAACGTCTTGGAGTCAAAACGTTTCGTTAAGTGCTGCTCAACAGTGGTCTTTAGACACTACTACAAGTAACCCAATCCCATTAATGGATACGGCTGCGACTAGTGTTTTAGAGGGCGCCGGAATGGCACCTAATTATGGGATCGTACCTCATGCGGCTATGATTGCAGCGAAAAATCATTCGTCTGTAATTGATCGTATTAAGTACACTAGCATGGACGTTACGGAAAAAATGTTAGCAGGGCTTTTCGGTCTTGATAAAATGTTAGTTCCAAAAGGTGTTATTGACTCAGCTGCTGAGGGTGTTTCGGCATCAATCGGCGCAGTATGGGGCGATAATGTTTTTGTTGGCTTTAAACCAAGTAGCGCTAGTATTCGTAAGGCGAGTGCTGGTTATATCTTTAGATCATCTAAGCCTTTGGTTAAAAGATGGCGCGAAGAAAAGCGTTCAAGTGAAGCGATTGAAGTTGGAATGTTGTATCAACCAAAGGTTGTTGCATCATTAGCCGGATATCTTATTAAAGATGTTTTAGGATAATATTTAATTTATAGTAAGCGGTGCAATTACGTGCCGCTTATTTTTTTAACAAATAACTGGGGAGGAAATACTATGTCTAGATCAGCCAGAAAAGACAACGATACTAATATAATTAAAAATGTAAACGAGGCGCCTATCGAGCGTAAGGATACGTTTTTAAAGCGAGTAAAAAAAGAAGAGCGAGCGAATAAAAAAACATATGCTAAGTCAGGCACCTATATAACATTATCGGGATATAAGGTTTTAATAAAATACAAAAATGCGACTGGATCCGAGTATTCAAGGTATTGGTTTAATGCAAAACGATATCCTGAAAAAATGGCTTTAATTAAAGCTAATAAAGGTTCTGAAATTGACGGCGTATTTGTAGAATTAAAAAAATAAGCGAGGTAAAAGTTGAGCACGTTTTGCACGACAACTAGTCTAGACATATTAATGGTTGACACTAATTTTGATAGTCTAACGACTCAGCTTTGTAGCTCATTAATAATTGACGCTGAAAACGAAATCAGGAAACGACTTTCAAAGCGTTATGACGTTTCAAGCGCAACGTTTCAAACATCAACGAGCATACCCCCAATGGTTACGACTCTATGTGAGTGGTTAACAATGGGCTATATGTATGAAAATTTATCCAGAGGCGGGGTTGAGGCATTTGACCGCGCTGATAGGTTTTTAAAAAAAGCTATTGATAACATGGACGAAATTATAGGATATAAAGCCAACCTTTCAGACACGTTAGGTGCTGCAATTAGCGAGGGCTCCGAGTCATTGCCGATGCATTCAAATACAAAAGACTATGACGATACATTCGCCGAAGATGATCCGCTAAGTTGGAATGTTGACCCAAGTAAGATTGACGATATTTCTAGCGATAGGGATTAACATGGCCGCTGCGGGTATAACCTTTAATGATAAAAAAATGAAAAAAGTTTTAAAGGGTATGGTTGATAATGCTAAAGACATTAAGACTAATGATAAAAAATTCTGGTCAATTATGTCAGCGATAGCTTTTGCCGATGTATTAGACCATTTTGAAAAGGAAAAAGGACCAGGCGGTAAATGGCAGGCATGGTCAGATATTTATGCCACAAGAATGGCTAAAATAGGTAAGGGCGGAAATAAAATATTACAAGATACGGGCAGGTTGAGACAGTCAACTCAATTAGCAGATACTAATAGCCGTAGAAAAAAAGGCCAGTTAGTATTCAACCCTGCAAAAACTTCAGACGGCAAGCCATATGCTTTAGATCATGATCTAGGCGAGGGCGGAATGCCTCAACGTCAATTTATGTGGTTAAGTCTTAAAGCGCTTAATAAAATGTCAAAAGCGTTATCGGTTTACATAGTGAAAGGCAAGAAAAAATGATTTCATTTGCATGGCGCTCAGACACTAGTACGGGGTTAGCTTTTCGTAATTTATCAGACGGTAGAATGTCAGCCAGACGGTTGTCGGTTGATGCCGTTCACCAATCGGGCACGTCCTCAGCTATTGGTACCGATAACTTTCATTTACCGTCTACAAAAGGACAACTAGAATTTACAGGAAAAGAAAACTTTGATTACTCTAAACCAATGTCAGCATTATGCAGGTGGGCACCCGACTATGACGGTACCCCTAGCCTTAATCATCATATATTTGGTTGCGGCGGTTCTGAGCATTACCGCTCCCCTGGTATATTATTAGTACATAGAACTACAGGCGACATCGAGCTATGGGTTTATGATTCGGCAGGTACTAATAGGTCTGCAACAACGGTCGCTAGTTTATCGGCTACGAGCGGTAAATTTGTAGATTTATTTTTCACATTTAGAGCCGATACGCACCCGTCGATATTTAATTTTTATATTGATAATGTTTTACAAACCTCCCCTAGCCTCTCAATGCTTAATACTTATGCGGACGTTAGGTCAAACTCAACTATAACGTTGGGATACAATATTATTTATGCCAGGAGTTTAGGTTATCATAATGAATTGGTGTTATGGGATACTATAGAGGACCCTAATAGTATTAACACGGTAACGCCTGGCGGGGTTACTACAACGGGCGATCAATTAGACGGCTCGACTCGTGCCGGTTGGGTTGACGCGGTAAAGCGTGACGGCCTGCAGTGGGATTCGTTAACTGCAGGTCAGATACAGTCAGGGGTTGAACAAATCCAGGGCGGCCTTACTCAAACAGGCTCATTATTATCTGAAACGTGGCAAACGCTATCAGCGAGTAATATTAAATCGGGAGTTAGCCAGATACAAAACTCATCGACTATAACGGGTACTTATTTATGGTCAAGTTTGGCTGCAAGTAGTATTGTTCTGGGCACTAATCAAATACAGGACTCGGTTACTATTACAGGATCACTTTCACCAACAACTGAGACCTGGACTTCATTAACTGCTGATAAAATACTAAACGGTATAACTCAAATCCAAAATTCTATTACAATTACTGGAACAATCGTTGCGCCAGCCCCGTCAAGTGGTACAGCGGGCGCGTTAGATATTCCAAATATAAAAGAGCAGGTACGTTGGATTTTAGACACTAATAATACCACTACGTCTAG